ACTATATATAATCTTTCTGTGGGAAGGATTCGCTAGTATGGTCTTACTTAGCAAATAATATAGCCTCATTACCCGCTAGAGGTTTTACAACATTGCGGAAGAACCCGTTGGGACTGTTAGCGCCCATCAGGGAATGGCCCAGTCGACTAATACCGTCAGTGAAACTGAAAAGTTTGTCGGAAACATATGATTTAAGGGTCCAATCTTTGTTAACTGGTGAGTTGTGGCCAACCAATTTGAGTAGTTCATGGGTATCAGCAACAGGATTTGTCTTTAGAGGGACAAGGTCTGTGTTGGTACTTTGGACCATTTCATAATTGATAGCGTATTGGATAGAATAGGACACTCCGGCAGCGCCAGATATCATTACTCCCATATAAAAGTTAGTAAACGAGGTGTTAATTTCACTTGATGACAAAAGGTCAAAACAGCGAGGCATGAAAGGTAAGTATACAACTTCTGCTGTTTGGCCCTTGCTGTACGGAAAGACGTGAGGGGAATCTCGGTAAACGTCGTAATTGGCAACGTTTGGACCGATGAATGTTACGAAAGTCTGCATCAAACCGGCTTCAGTGGAAAAGGAAGAAGTAGATCTTATTATGAGGCCGGCAGATACTAACCGATAACGAGAAGCAGAGTTAGCAAATGAAGGGGATCCAGGTAAAAGAATAGTGCTAGCTGTGCCTAAAACGTTCTCAGTGTGAGTAGCATCATTGTGTAGAATGTAGCTGCATTCGAAAGGGTTTACAGACAAGCGAGCGAAACCGTTAGCATTGGCTGAAAAAGTTAAATTGCCGTGACAGCAATGAGCTTGAGTAGCTACAGAGTACAAGGTTGGTAGTCTTACCTGACGATAAGACCATGGATCTCGCAGGGACTTTACGTAATCAAGACTGTGGGAATGCAGTCTTGGAAATAGGGCGTTCGAGATATTGGTGTTGGAAGAAACGCGGTTTCGGCGCTTCTTCTTCTGGTTGGTAGACATCAAAACAATTTGGTTGCGTTTTGCAGTCAGTTGTTTCAAAGTCCGCTTAGACTTTCTCTTCGGAGGATTTGGCATGATAATTTGTTTAGAAGGGGTGGGGGATTATCGAAATTCCATCATCTTTCTCCAAACGACTAATTTCATAGTCTGTTTGCGGACTTAGCATAATGTCTGCCCATGTTTGTAAGGTTTGGACTACGGGTTGGAAGTAAATTAAGAAAGAATAGTCTCTTGAAAAAACAGCTAATTGTTTAGCTGTTAATTGAAGACTTCCCGTAATCCACCTGTCCATGAAAGGTTTCATGGATGAAGGTAAAGAAAGAAGTTGTAAGTATTGTGCTGTGAAATATGCTTGTAGACCTACTTGGTCAATAAATTTGACTTCGGTGCATATCGCTGAGTTTGCTACTTTATCAGCTTTGCGGTACAACTCTACTTTACTGTAGTCAGTAACTAAGTTCTTAGATAGGAAATCGTGATTTCCTATGGTTCCAACTTTGAAGTCTTTAGCTAACTGACCTAGGCCATGGATGCCACTCCTCTCTGAACTTATGATTAGTTTAAACTGATCTCTAAATAATTGCATATCAGAGACCCAGCCAAAAACATCATCACCAGCTGCAAATACTACAATATCTACCCCAGCCTTGTAGGCTATATACTCATTGTAGAATAGAGTCCTAAGAGTGTTGAACAACGTCGTGCGCGTCGGATGGCCTGAATAGACACTTCCAGACATTTTCATCAAATTACCATTCTTGTCTGCACAAGTTAAATCCATTTGAGTCAATGCTGAAATTATTGTGTCTATATGATATGTTTCGAAACCGAGTTTCAAACATATACTAGGGAGAATTCTGTTGAGAATGTAGTTGTCCACGATTTGTATAAGTTCTCTATGTTGGTGTGAATCGTGACCAGAACCATCATAAGAATAGAAGTTGTCACTTGAAAGAGGGACTCCTTCTTGATTTAGACGGTTAGTGATGAATTCTCCTGTTTGCTCTAGATTCATTCCACTTACGAAACCTCTGTGAAATGCATCATTTGTATCGTCTTGATGCTTGATAGCCTTGATGATATATCGAGCTATATAAGCTCCGACGGCTTTCAATTCGGAAGACGGATTAAAAATGCATCTAGGTCTGGGATCTGCTTCTGAGTCAGAGTGGTGAACTTCGTTAGTTTTGGAAAAAGCTTCTAAAAAGAGAGAGATTTTGTTTTTAGTAAGAAACTTTTCCATGCCGGCTCTGTATAACTTGCGTTTTGAAGCTACGGAATCTAGAATGAATTGTTCGAAAGGATACTCGTGCGTATCTATGTATCTGAAAATATGCTGAATTTTGGCTTCTACTTTATTTTCTACGAATTTCCTAAAATCGTTCAAAATAGAAACCCTTGGATACAGATCGCTAGCGAATTGCCTCACGCAAATAGCTGCTTCTATGTTCTTTAGACATGAACCGAAGTGGATGATGTGATTTCTAGTGGAATAGAAAATGTTTTGATATGTTTTCATGCAAGAACAATAAGCTTTAGCAGCTTTAAAAAGGTAGGTCATAGAACCGTTTCCGAATTCTCTCCAAGCTTTGTTTCGTTGTTTCGTGTAGTGTCGTGTTTCTACAAAGGTTGGATGGCGACCTCCCCACAAAGTTTGAGCCTTCTGTGCGAAGTAAGATTTAACGACTGGCCATCCCGTTGTTACAAGAACATTAGATTCTGGGTCAATAGGGTCGACTCGTTCGTTGGCTTTCACACAAGCTCGTCTACTCGGTAAACAATGTTTGTACATATGTTTACCATTAAGTAGAATATAAAAATTATCATCTATTGTCTGCCATATGTGCATACGAATAAGGTAGCTAAGATAAGCTATAATGCACAGAATGATCAGATCAGTGTAGAAACGATAATCTTTAAAAAAATGGAGATATAACCAAGGAAGAGCTGTCGCAATTTGATTATATATCCAAAAAGGAAGGTTCAGTATGTGAAAATCTCCTGTACCCATGTAAAAGAGGAAATTGTGAGTAAAATATACTCCAGCATAGATTGCTGTCAAAGTAATACATGTGAACAGGATATTTAAAAGTAGTCTTATAAGCCAGTGGGTTCTGACAGGAGCTTTGTCTATTATAGCTTGTTGATAAGTAGGTCCATTATAGACTTTCCTTATCTCGTAATGAGCTTCTGCCGCAGATGCCAATGCAGCTTGATAAGCTGATAAGAGAACTTTCTCATCAGTTATTTTAAATTTTTCAGCACAGGACCTCCTGAACGCGTTCCATTGTACGGCCACGTCTTTCCAGTCTTCTTTGAAGCATACAATCCTCAAAGCTTCTTCTTTTAGTTTAGCTGGAATCCTGACGTTGATAGCATCCATTGAAGTTTTAACCTTCCACGAAGTGTTAGCAGTAGTAGCATCATAAATAGCTTCTGTTTCGTGGTTCACTCGTAGTACAGTTTTCTCCAGTGGTTCTTTATCTTCATGGCACACGGAATCGCTTGGCTCAGAAAAAGATTTATCTCTCTTGTCAGCTTTAGTTTTGCCTGAAGCAGAGTTCTTAGCAGGTGGTTGTTCCTCTTCTTCTGAGATAGTCTCGAGTGTTTCGTCGATGGGAGATTCAGCTGAAATGGAGATTTTAGGATCTTCCATTTCTACTACATCTTTTTGAGTCGCGATGCTATCTTCATTGTGGAAGGGCTGGTATTGATCTAAGTTCTGCTCAGATTTAGTGTCTGAGTGATTAGATTTGCTTGAATTTTCTGAGCTGGTGATTTTCGATGACTTGTCGGTTTTCTTATTCTCATCGAGTTTGCGTTTAGATGATTTTCTCGATGGTGGTTTCGAAGAAGACTTCGACTGTGACGAACTTACTGTCATCGAAGAAACGTCGTTATTATTTTTGTTTTGTAGTATTGACATGAAGTGATAAACGACGTAGGTGGCGTTCTCTCCTATCTCAACTGAGTTCTTTTTTGTCAGTTTGATCGGGCTACTTTTAACGCGCTGAAATTCTTTTTCTTCGAAAATACCTAATGGCGCGGGTTTGTGTATGTAGGTAGTAGGGTTTTTATCCGTTGGTGTTGCTGTAATAACACCTTCTTCGAATTTCCATACGCCTTCTCCGTCGTAATACTGACCAGAAGTCGCTTTGCTGGTATCGTAGGAAATGAATAAGATAAAACCTTCAGAATGGATGATAGAATCCCAAACCCCTTCGTAATAAATAACGTCACTGAATAAATGATATCCAGTTTTAATGGGGTTTGTCGCTGATAGGATTTCACGCTCGATCCTCCCACCTTTTGACTCGAAGATCTTTAGATTGTCATTGTCATAGATCTTGTCATAAAGGGTTATGAGAGGCCTGTTGGCTATATAGACGTGTCTGATTTTTGGCGGAATCCAAAAGAAATTCTTGGCATATTTAGCCCCATGGTCGTATATTTTGTGAGAGAAATCCGGTAATCGACCTAGAAGATAAGTGAGACCTTTAACGGACTCATAATCGACTAGAGATCTGCAAAACGGATGTCCATAATCCCACTTGTTGACTAAAAGTTCTAGATTCTCTTGATGGGTCGCCCATTCAGCGCCTTTTTGGCCAAATTTGAAGTTGTTTTTGACGAAGAATTCAAAAGCAGATTTGTTTTTAAGAAGTATCATTGTACGAGGTCTTTCGGCTTCTTGTTTCGTTTTGACTGCTTCTACTTTCATCTTAGCATGGGTTTGCTCTATAGTCTTATTTTGAGTGTACTGTTTAACCCATGTTTTGGATTCTTTCTTCATCTCGGACATGCGGACTACGTTTTTGGCATATTGTTCTTCATTCTTGCCAATAGCCAAACTGTTCTTCTTTCCAGTCAGTGAAATGACTTTAGAGAGGTTTGTCAGAAAAACAGACTCGTCCTTGTCTTTACGGTTGGTTCCCATGAATATTTTGGCGTAGAAGTGGCCGTTTGCGTACAAAATAGCACTCTTATTTTTACGGTTTGAACACCAATGTTTCCACATAGGACCTTCGGTAACAACTTCTGTTTGGAAGTCAGCATAACTGCAGAGATAAGGCAAAAGTGTAGATGGTAGCCCTACAGGAGGGATATCAGTGTCTAAGAAAGACCTTATACTCATTATAGCTTGCTTGACTTCATCATCAGGCATTGGCAAACGATCCTTAGTTATCCAATTGTGTATATCCAATATTCCTATTGAATAATATTTAATGAAATTGGTTAAAAAGGGTTTGACAACGTTAGTCCTTATGTCTTTCCAGCTATCAGGTTGACTTTGCAGTTCACAAGATATGCGATAAGCTGGAAGTAGTGACATAAACGACCAAATCAGGCATAGCCCGTCTCCTGGGTTGTCGAGTTTTACAAACCTTCCCTGTTTGGAAATGTATTTGAAGTTAGGAGTTGAATTATGCGCGCCGCCGTGCAAAACTTCAAATAGTGAATTGAGACTACAATTTTCATCCATGTAGTCCCAATCGTTAAGTTCTTCAGGGGGTTCTTGTTCTCGTATGAGATCGACAATCGAGGAATTGGAGGATCTAAGCAAGCAGGAATCAACAGATATCGTTTCGGCGAAGGGATTAACAGATCTACGGTTATCTCTAAAATACTTATCGTGTTTTGGAAGCAAACGTTGGTGTATTGTGAGCCCTACACGGTGACCTAAATCATCTCCGCCTTCTTCATCTGTAGCTTCGTCCAATTCTATTAGGACACTGCTTAGATGTCTGTCTTCAACGGCTATCATAAATCTAGCACGGCCAACTGGGTAACTAACTCTTTCAAGTTCTGTTATTAGGCTGTGCCATGTTTTCAACTGTTTCATAGCTGTCTCGTCAGACTTACACCCCAATCTTGAAATAATGAGTCTCACAGACTCGTAAAATAATGCTACCTTGTAGTCAGTTAAGAAATCATCTGATCCTACGGGTAGTTTAGTAATTGGATGTTGGAAATAGTTGTTATCAAATAAAAGGAACATCCGTACTGAAAGGAGACATTTTCGACATCTATGCTCCCTCCAGGAATCAGCAATGAGATATTTCTTGACCGTAAGTTTATACACACGTTCCCACAGTACTGTATTAACCATACGATTGAATTCTCTTTCGCGAGTAGCTGGATCGCGGAAATTCAGCTCTACCAACATTATCCAATCTACATGAGCCAT